AGAATATTTATTGACAGAGCCATTTACCGCAAGCGGGCAAAATAGCAAAGAGATTAGTATGAGGGTTGTCGAGTGCTAGAGCAATTGTTCAAAACTCACGCAAGTTATGCGTATAAGTGGTTAATAGAAATCACTCAAGGGGTTGATAAAATTTATTTAATCAACGACACGAAACCAATAATTTATGAAGATAAAACTTTTTTACCTAGCAGTTTTGGTTATGCGCCGAAAGAAAAGGTTCATGGATTCGATGGAGAGGGGAGCCTAAAAATAACAACCGTTGACAATAATTTGATTTATTGGTTAGAACGAAATGAAAACATACAACTAAAAGTTATAGCAGTTATGGTTGATGATGTTGTTCAAGAGGTTAAAGTTTATAATCATCAGTTTTGCTCTGCAACGTGGAACGCAAAAGAAATAACTTTGAACTTCAAAAAAGATGACCGATTAAATATGGCGTTCCCATCTTTAATTTATTCAGCACACACAAACCGCCGATGATTGATTATCAAGATTTGCTATTTGCAAGTTATACAAGCGATTTTGATTGTTACCGTTTAGTAATCGAATGTACAAAAAGAAACGGCAAAGAATTAAAAAACTTTCACGATATAAAAAAAGCAGACGTTAAAGATTTGCAAAACTTTGTCAAACGTGCTAATGTTAGAGAGATACAAGAGCCAAAGGATGGCGCAATAATGCAGACAGAATTTAACAATGAAATTCATTTAGGTTTTATGCTTGATGAAAAAAATGTTTTGCACATTATAAAAACAGGCACACGAGTGTCGCCCGTAGAGGTTTTCAAAAATAAAAAGTTTTTCGAGGTTGTATGAAAGCGTTAATTTATAAAGGGTTAGATTCAAAACATGGCGAAGAAATAATTCTTAAACAAGGCTTACTTATACCGCAATTAAAACACCTTGGCGAGTTTATAGCGGTTTCTGGCGGTGTTAAATGTAGCGATAGTTATGAAGTAAAAGATGGCGACATTATTCTTGTTCGTGTTTTTCCTAGAGCAAACACAAATATATCGATTCTTGCAGACCCTGTTAAACACACAATTAGCGATGTATTGCAACCAATTGTCAAACTTACAAAACCAATCACAGATTTTTTTAGAACAGTGCACTCAGCTTTTAACCCTCCTAAACCGAGTCAATACAAAAGCTTAAACCGAAGCATAGAGTCATTGCCTTATCTTGCAGGAGCAGAAAATCAGCAGGCAACAGGACAGACGCAACCGTACATAATCGGGAAACATTTGTTCACGCCGTTTTTTTTAGACTATCCAATTAATAAAATTGCGGGCACTGATGGAAGAGACCAATATTCATTTAGGGTTTTTGAACTAGGGTTTAATCAACAGGTTATAAAAGAAGTTAAAGCAGGAGCGGCAAGCTTGCGCAAGTTTAGCGATACAACACCGCAAGCTGGTAAATTTTATTTTGATGCGGATAGTTCACTTTACGACGAAACAAGCTTTATAGAAATTTCACAAGGTGGAGAATTCCAGACGCCCGAGTTTAATAAAAGATTTTATCACGCAGAAAGCGGAGCAAGTGTGCCGAAAAAAAAAGACGGTATACAGGGTGAAGTTAATTTTGAATTTCCGAGAAACTCAAAATATTTAGAAGTTGCAATTTTGTTCAATGGGTTGATAGGGTACAACAACGAAGGAAGCAAAACAAGCCGGACCGTTGAGGTAATACCGCAGTATTCGCTTAACGGAAGTACGTGGACAAGTTTTACTTTCACAGGTTCAAACAACAATGTTTTTACTCGCATGACACAAGAGCAAATAAGATTTACCGCAAGAAAAACTTTTACATATAACGAAATAAAAAATCAAACGGACGTAATAAAAGTGCGGCTACTTTGCCCGACAGTGAAAAGCGAGGCGCAAGGGTATGACGATTGTTATTGTGTTTATACGCAGGCAGAATTGTTTGATGAAGTGGAAAGCAAGAAAGCAAATACTTTCGTAGATGAAAAAAGAATCCCGGACAAACAAAGATTACTAAGCACACGCATAGGAATCATGGTTAAAGCAACAGAAACAAACCAGGACAAGTTATCAAAAATAAATGTTATCACGCAAGGCGTAGCACCAACACCTAACAACTGGAACGCTAAAATTCAGACAAGCAATCCAGCAAGTTGGCTTGTGGAGGTATTAACAAGCGAAACACATTCGCTAAGCGCAATCGCCATTGATGAACTTGATTTGCCTAGTTTTGAAGATTTATACAATTATTGTGAAACGGAAAATATCAGGGTTAATCTTGTGCTAATTGATTCAAAACCTAAACATCAAGTAGTTGAGACTATTTTGTCTATTTGCGATTCAGTGTTGTTTAGAAACCTACAAGGTAAAATACAAGTAGCAACCGACAAGGTAAACAATCAGCCTGTGGCTTTATTTACAAGCCAAAATATAATTAACACGACAGTAGAGAAAACGTACGAACGAAAAGCCGATGGAGTGTTGATAAATTACATAGACGAATCGTTAGGATACGAAAACGCATCGTATTTGGTTATGCGTGATGGTATGGAAGAGACGCCACAATCTGTTATAGCAACAATAAATTGCGATGGAATAACAACCTATGAGCAAATTGTAAAGCACGGAAGAAAAATGCTTGCGATAGAAAAATTGCGCCCGAAGCTTGTGCGAGTTTCAGTTTCCCTAGAGGGTGTTTTTTATTCACCTCTTTCAAAAGTACTTTTACAAACCGAGAGCCTAAAAACAGGCGTGGGCAATGGCGAAATAAAAAATATTATCGTTAATGATGATTACATAACGCACTTAGAACTTTATGACACGTTTAGTTACACTAGCGGTAAATCTAACATTGCAATTATAAGCTTAAATAGATTTGGCGAATCATTTTCGCATCAAGCAATAACTGTAAACATAAAGAGCGCAATTGGAAAAATTATTGAGCTAACAACACCGATACAAGTCGGTGCAGTTAATGCACCAATGGCAGGGGATTTATTCGCTTACGGAGTTGCGGATGCGCCAGTAACAAGCGAGATGATTATAATCGGCTCAGAAGAAAATGCAAACGGATATGTTTTAACTCTTGCAGACTACAATACTGCAATTTATGAAACAGTGGAAATACCAGAGTACAAGCCATCTTGGGCAAGTAATCTTGGAGACAAACCACCAGCAACACTACCGCCATTAACTCTTGATGACTTGCAAACTTACGTAGAGTTAGAGGCACCAGATACGCCGACTATAACAGCAACAGCGCAAAAAAACGAAATACACCTTGTTTTGAGTGTAGCAAGCGGAGCAAAGAACGGAATCGCCCGCATTGAGTGGAGCTTAAAAAAAGACAGTGTATACGTAGACATTGGAACAAGCAACGCAAATGAATTTTTTTATAAGCTAGATGATTTTTACGAAGCCGAAGATTTTGCGTCTTGGCGATTCAAAGCAACGCTTTACAATGCAAACGGAAAAAGCGCAGAAAGCGCAGGCGTTGCGGTTGATACCGATTTTTATGGTACATGGTTGCTCAACGAACCGCAAGTAAAAAACTCAAGCTCTAAAAGGGCGATAATTTTACAGCTTACTACACCTACTGGAAGTAGGTCGCAATATTCAACAATTCAATATCAAATACAAGTTAGGAAACTAGGCGAGGAACTTTGGTTTAAGCCTGATTTAATTTCAGACCCATACGAAAGTGAAGAAAATTATAAAGCAGAGCAAGGCGAACACGTAAAGGTAAACAATCTTTTCATGCAGACCGTACCGATGGAGAACCAATCGGCTGGAATCAAAGCAACATCTTATCAATACAAAATAATAGGCGTTTCTCTTGAGACAAATGAAACAAGCGAACCGACAATAATTACGGCAACAGCAACGGCAAGCACGGCGATGGATTTGTATGATTCTTCTATTGGCGTAGAGAAGCTAGCGGTTAATGACCTATCAGCAATTAGCGGAACATTCGGCGATATAAAATCTGACGAAATTGAAAAAGACGCAACAAATTTTTGGATACTATCTAAGGCAAACTCAAGTCTTGGATATGGGCGAGCTGGTGAATTTTGTGTTGGAACTACAGCAAGCGTAGAGCCATTTGATTTATCGACAAATCCTACGGGGTACAAAGAAGAAGATGAGTTTTTGCACTACTTACCATCTAAGGCTGGCAGTAACCTCAAAGGCTTGTTTTTGAAGTTAGCAAATTTTATTGTAGACGCTATAGGCTCCACAATTACGGGTGCGTTTAGAGTAGAGCAAAAAGCAAGCAAGAAAGGCTTGTTTGTGGTTGACGACATAAACCAAAAGGTCAGCGGGATACAAGAACATAAGAGTTATGACAATTTCGTTGTTGGCAATGACTATGACGGCTTGCAC